TGGATAATTTTTTTTTTTTGTATAAGGGCAGTGCCAAGCAAATACATATGTAACTGATTAGGTTACGACTAACACATGTTGTGAAAACCGAGTTATCAACTCGCACGTAGACTATGAACTCTACAGTCGTTATTTTAAATGAGATAGATCTCAGAGGAGTGTTTTGAGTGTTATCGCGTCACTGTCATTCGCACGACTTGTTCAGAGCCGCTCCAGCAAAAGGGCGCATATAAACCCTGCACTTCGGGAATTTCCTTTTTCTGGCGAACCGGTTTGATGGGTGACCTTCCCAATATTGCAGATCCTATTTAGGACCCGCACCACGCCATATTTCAAGCTGTTTTTCGTATTCTCTCCTACGATCATCTTCTTGTTTTTTAGCAATTGTTTCAAGCCGTAATTTTTCAAACATTTCAGCTATAACGCTCTTATCGAACATCGATGAATCATATTCTAAGCAAAACTTGTCATTATCCTGATCAACGAAGGTTATGTAAGTAGGTGTTTTCTTAATTGGGCCCTCGTCATTCTTAGCATGGTTGCGAAACCAATTGCATCCTTGTGCATCATGGTATTCCCCACATTCTGTGCAATAAAAATTATTCATTTCTACCTTCCACCACCTCTATGAAATAACTAGCACAGGTGGGATATATGGCTAATTAAAGCCTCTACCTCGCCGTAGGACGAGGAGAATTGGTGATAATAGTATCAACCAATACTATAATTTCAGAATCGTCCATATCCGGACTTTCATCTCTAATATTATAGTATATTTCGCAGATTTCTTCAAAACCCACAGGGTAAGTGTCATTAACACTTACCCACATCCTATATAAGGAAAAAATTATCTCGTGAGACAATATGTATCTCTCACGGAGTGACCACACCCAAGCAGAACGCTCAGGTGGGAATGGACAGCTTTTATCGGTCATCTTGAACCTCCCCGCCCACGAAGGGGTCTTACAGGGGTTTGACGTTGTTGAAGCTGGAGTTTTTGTCGCTGTTGGTTAGCGAGGATAGATCCTCCTCCTTCTTCCCAACCAGTACCAGGAATCGCACTTCCTTTATGTGGTGGGGGAACCCAGTCACCATTGGTTTTCTTTTTTCTTTTCTTAGGAACTATTTGTCTGTTTTTATTCTTCTTCATTCCGGGACCATATTTTCCTTCAGAATTGTTCTTTTGTCTTTTCTTTTTCTTCTCCATATCCTCAGCCAACATAGTTTCTAGGCTAGGGGCCATCGCAGTAAAAGCGGCACCAGCGGCTTTAAGACGAGGATCGGGCATCATTGATAGAACGGCGGGGGCTACACTTAATACTGTACGTGCAATACCCTTCCACCATTCACCTGATGGATTTTCAGTAAAATAACAACCAGCTTTAACCTCATTGGCGATTTGTTGCACCAGTTCAAGATACATCTCATTCCAAGGAATGGATGGATGAGCAGAGGCTAATTGATTGACATTTGTTGTTGGAAAGTTCTGGCCCCAAGTTCTAACTCTTAAATCGAATGTAGTTGCAGGGGGCAAATTTTGGAGTAGGATAATACTGGACCCACCTTCAAAATGAGTAATAGATTGATTAAAAACAGGCCGTGTCTCAGTTCCAACTGTGATAAGATTTCTAATCGGCATTTCACATGGTTTATTAATTAGCACATCAGACTGGGTACTATTCATAACCAATGGCTGTACTGCACAATTATCATCAATATTGGCGGTGAGATTAAATGGCATTTGAAAATAAGCACCATTTTCAGCACTTCCATAAAATGAATTTTGAAATTGAAGTATTTCAGAAGGCACAACTGGTCCAACATTGAGAGGTCGACAGGCGCATGAACCCTCAGATTGAATCGTATCCCCATCGTAAACTAAAACTTCAACATCAACAGTTTCACGAACTGGGGGTTGAGTAAAACTACATCCCATAACAGATCCCCCCTTTTGAATAACAGGAGTTGTTGGAATTAATTCTAATCCTTGACCCACAATTTGACACTTTCCAGAAATTAGCTCGGCTGGATACTCAAGAGCATACTTATAATTGGCATTCGTAGCCCCTGTTGGAGCAGTCGGAAGATAGCCAAACGAAAGAGCCCCTTGGCGATACTGTATTGTTACAGGAGCAATAACAGATCCAGGTTGTTCTTCATTGGTGTTTAAAGCCATGTTCCCATGATATTGACCACTTTGCAATGTGGCTTTCTGACCAATAGGCCAGGTTTGAATTAACATATCATAGGGTAATAATGGATCAAGGGTGAATGGAGCTGTTTGTTGTCCTATTGAAACCTCATGATCATAGTGCCATGTAAAGACTGATCCAGTCTCGGCTGTTGGGGCTCCCACGAATTTGATTTGTGTATCATGCATCGGATCAAACCGAGCTATAAGGGCTTCGTGGGCCCCGGGTGTAAGTATTTTCGCTTCGGTTAAACGTGCAATGACGTTACCTGCTGTAAGGCGACTAGTAGACATCGAAAGAATCGAAATTTCTTCCTACCTTCCTCCATATCGATTCAAAAAAACAAAAATCGATCGAACTTGATTCAGACCCAGTGTAAAACATTTCGAGAATTGTTGGAGTGAGTGGTCCGATATCTCGAAAAGATTTAATCACCGGGGTTAATTCGGTGTCTGTTATTGATTTTATAAGCAACGCATATGCTTGGAGAAATACATCTCTGTGTTCTGTTGGGTAAGCCATCATTGTCAGGACGAAGCATTTTGATATATATGCTCCTAAATCATCCTTTTTATCATTAGTAAAAATGAAACTCGTTGCAGTCTTGACGGGATCCCAATATGGGTAATAAACTTCATTGATTAACTTAAACCGGAAGCCAAGATATTCCATCTTTTCTAGTGGATACTCTTTTCCACCATGTAAAAATTTGAGCTTCATACCCATTCTTTTGAAGAATTTAAACAAGAAACCGTCCTCAGAACCCATGTTATCTAGAACATGCTCAAAATCATCATCAGCCGAGAAGATTCCATCATCTCCAAAGACCTTGACTATTTGTTCTGATAGTAATTCAATACTAGGTAGTTTACTGTGTTTCTTATAGTAGGCTTCACTTAAATATGTAGCCACAATAATTATGTGCATTAATATGTTGTCTCTGGTTGTTGTACCAGAACCAGATGCGTTTCCAAACCATTTTTGGAACACATCACCGTCGTAAGTGACGCATATAAACGCTATTGTGTGTTGAATCATCCACATGAATTTCTCCTTTAGAGATTCAGGAACGTCAGTTCTTGCATAGATCCATTTATAAAGATCAACCATCAGGGGTATAAATTTATCCCAACCTGAAATGTCGTAATACCATCTATTATTTTTAGATAGTAATCTTCTAGCTAATCTATTAACCCCTCCTCGGAAGGGTGAAAATCCATATCCTGACCACTTATATTCTTTCAAGCGCATATTTGATCTGAGACCAAATTCAACCTGTGCTTTAAATAGAACATACTCGGATATAAAAAAACAACGGATTTTATTCTCCATAATTTCTTTCTTCTCCTTAAGTTCTCTTTTAGCAGCC